TTTTTACAGATAATGAGTTTAGATCAACATTAGATTCTATAGACTCTTTTGGATTTTTTGATCACCAAAAGACATTAAATAATGTTATATCCTCTATAAGAGAAAAGATAACTAGCAACTACCCTTTAGAGGTTATCTATATTTCAGAAACAAATGAGTTTGTAAAGAAACTATGGTCATCTAGTGATTATAAAAATCAGTTACTTTTTGGAGGATATGATACGTTTAATAATTATAATGACGTTGTTATTTTTGGAGATAAGACTTTAATTAGAGAATATTTGTATGGCGGTATTAATATAAACAAAAAAGAAGATAGTATTTATGAATTTAAACAAAAAGCAAAAACAGCTTTAACACAAAAGAATATTAACTTTTTAAATGATGATTTTATAAAAACTCAAGTTGGTTTACAAAACACATCTGACGCTACTTTACAAAATAATCAATTTTCTAAAGAAGAATATTTATTAGCGGTGGAGCAGGCAGTCCCACTTCATCCTGTGGATAAAGCCGTATTATTTAACAAAAATTATAATTTTAAAATAAGAGATTTACTTTATTCAAAAAAAGAAAATCTAATAGGCTCTTTTGGAGATCCTTCATATATTCCTGATAAGTTTGCTTACAGGGACGAGCAATTCACAGAACAAGAAATTGAGTATATTCAAAAAGAACAAATACCAGTTTTTAGATATAATACAAAAAACCCAAATATATTAAAATTAAAATTTAATTTTGCTCCAATATATTTAAATTTTTTGAAAACTGGTTTTAGAAAAGAAGTAGAAAGAAAATCTTCGGCGGTGGCTGAGGGTATAATGTCTGACGGTTTTGCCAATTTCGAGACAACAACAGAAGGTGCGGCTATAGGATTCTTAGTTAATTTAAACTATTCAAAGGGTTTAGGAGATAGTGAAAAAAATGAAATTATACAAACTTTAGCAGCAAAATTGTCTAAGGAATTAATAACAAAAGTTAAAGGAGAAAATAATATTAATGCGGCAAAAAAATACGCTAATTTGGTAGATCAGTTTTCAGAAGAGAATTACAAATCCTATTTACAGATAAAACAAGCGTTGCCAGGAAATCCAGAAAGTATAATTGCTGAACTTGGTAATAAATTATATAGAGAAGCTTTAAGGCTTAATATACAAACATTACCTATGTTTCACTTATCAAAAACTTCGGGATCTGTATTAGATAGACCTTGTTTAGTTTTTGCTCAAGATGTAGATATTTCTCAATCAATTAAACCCCCTAGATCTATATTAAATTCATTTTTTAGTGGATTGTATAATATCATAGGGTATAAACATAAAATAACAACGTCAGACATCTCATCCGAATTTTCATTAGTAAAAGTAAACACAGAATCATAATAAAATGAATAATAATATATATCTAGCAGAAGTTTTAGATAAAGCAGATAATACCAGAGCCGGTGTTTTTTGGGCTAAAATATATGGACATACAAATGAAGAGGAGCCTGTATATTATATAAGCCCATACGCATCAAATACTGAAGGTGCTTTTATTGCAATTCCTGAAGTGGGTGTTGAGATTTTGGTATGTAAACCTACAGGATCTAACAGTTTTTATTATCTAGGAGCGACGTTTTCCCCTGAGATTGATGAAAGCTCTGGAGATAAAATAACTGATTCTCAAATAAACCCTTTAGAAAGAGCAGATCCAAAATTAAATAGAGCCAGAGGGATTCCTATGAGGCTTAGTTTAAAGGGGACTGGCGGCCAAGGCTTGGTTATATCAGAGGAGTATAATCCAAAAAGTTTTAATAAATCAGTAGAATTAAAGTCTATGGTTAGTAAAAAAGTTAAACTTTCTGATAGTCCTGGAGAAGATTCAATTATTATTGATTCTGGTAATCATAGTAAAATAACACTAACTGACAATCCTAAGTCTGGGTATTTTGCTCCTAGATCTATTGAAGTAGAGAGTGTGGGACCACAGAAATATATAAATAGAGAATCACAGACTGATATTGTAGTTGGGGATGGTGGTAGAGAGTTACAGCTTATCAATAAAGCACATGGAGAAGATTGGGGAGAAGATGTATTATGCGGAAATGTAAATATTCAGAGCGAAAGAAAAGATGTTCATATTTTTACAAAAGGTGAGTCTGGAAGAATATTTATAGAATCTATAAATCAAGATGGATCTTCTCAAATAATACAAATAAGAACAGCTAATGGAGATATTATTATTACTAGTAGTAATAATATAAATTTAATTGCACAAAACAACATAAGTATAGATGCTGTTAATGGGGTTTTTATTAAAGGTTCGACGGTTGGTATACAGGGGGATACCATTGATACAAATTCATCTGGGGAAACAAAAATAAATGGAAGTGCTATTCGTTTAGCCGAAGGCGCATCACCAGGAACAACTAATACGAATATAGAAGAAAGTGTTTACGGTAGTGAAGGAATAACTACATACTAAAGAGGTTATTAAATGGCAGCAATAGATTTAGATGTATTTTTAAAAGTAAAAGGAACTACAGGGACAGGAGCCCTACAAGCCTTAGGTATGTCCTATGGAATGCCTAGTTGTTTATTAAATTTGGCATCAGATGTGTTAAGTATTTTACCAAGTCCAGTACTTTCCGATATACAGTCTCAAGTGATTCCCGCTAAAGCTAAAGCAAATGAATTAACTAAAGAAGTTTTCAAAAAACTAAGCTTAGATACAGGAATAATAGAGTTTGATACAGATTCTGGGTTGTTTAAATTTAAATCAGACTCTTCTTGGTACGGGTTGGATAATGACCAAACAAAAGCATTAAACAACTTAGCTGGTGTTCTTGGAGCATTTGAATACGCATCAACTTTCGCAGCACAAATTTATCAAAATTATACAGGGATTAAAGGACAAATAGATGCTATAAAATCTTGTTTAGATAAATTTAATGAATTGAAATCATTTGAAAAAGGAAACTCCTCTACACAAAAAGCAACATTGTCTCAGCAACAAATTAATGAATTATTTGATAAAAAATATGCTGGAGATATACAAAAACTAAATAATGCTACTACATTTATTAATTCTGCTGATTCTTTATTAGATTCTATAGAAAGTATAATTCTTGAAAGAAAAGAAAATCCAGATTTAGAGCCCAAATTTTTAGACTCTTCAGAATTAGATCAGTTTTTAGACGGAACGGAATTTGAAAGATACCCATTAATTGATCCAAATCTAGATGGTACAGCAGGAGATGATGCACAAAATTCAGTATTTAGATTAACTTATGAACCTCCAGTTTCACTTAAAGGAAAGTATGTTTTAAGTAATGACGGTTTGTATTACGATTCTTTAGAGGGAGGTTTTGACGAAGACTTACTAGGACTATCAGGTATACCTGATAGTGTACTAGCGATAATAAACTCATTATCCGCTTCTGTAGATGTTGGTGATTTATGGAAATATAATTATCCAGCTAACTTAGGAGGTAAGGGAGACGCTATTTCAGTAAAAATATTAAATGAAACAAAGAATGCTTTATTTAATCCAGAGATAATAGATGATTCAGTAGGTATTAAAAAATATTACGAAGAGGATCACTTCTTAGCAGTCCTTAACCAGCAAAGAGATAAGCATGTTTATGATTTGTCTGCGGACTTAGTAGATTATATTGCTACTTACGGAGAAGACTCGTCTATAGTTATAAATCAAAGAAAACTAATATCGGCTGAGATTGTGGCGCATAATCTAAAAATTAATAAACGTAAAAAACAAATAGAAATAGCAGTAAAAGCTCCACAAATTTTTGACCCGGAACAGACAGAACCCTTGTTCGCTCCTGGAAATATACCTATAAATGATTTTTCTTATTTGGCTAATTATGATTTTTACGTTGCATTAGAAAAACAAAAAAAATTAATATTTAAGCAAGGTGATGTTACTGGAATTGTACTACCTATAGAACCAAAATTTGTTAGCACTTTTTCTAAACAACCAAAAATCACTTTTGATAACTTAGTAGTTCCAACAGTAGGTAAGGGTAGTATACTTTACACACCCTCGTCTGTTAATGCCGGAACTATACTTTCTTTAAATGATCAAATAACTAATGATGGTCTTTTTGCAATATATAACTTTTTAAATACAGATATTGTTCTTCCATCATCAGTAAACTTTAAAACTACTAACTGTGCAACAGATAATATGTATAACAATGCACAATTAGTTGCTCCGGCTACATCTGCTATTTTCTTTTCTGGACTAGCTATTCCGTACCTAGAGGGTATAGTAAAAAATAAATCATCAGATCCAGTAGCAGCCTCTGGATTAGGTTCTTACTTACGACTTCCACAAACTCAAGAATTTAGGGACTTAACTTATAGTCCTTCAGGGTTTACTTTGGAATGTTGGGTTCATGTACCTAATATTTTAGATGGAGAGGTTGGCTGGTTAAGCTCCACAACATCATCTCTAACAAAAGTATTATTCTCTTCAGAAAATGTAGGATCTAAAACAGAAGATACTATTCAGCTAGACGAGGAGGGTAATTTATTAGATTTAGATTATCTAAACAATGATAAGGGAGATCAATTTGTAAGAGGAGTTCTTTGTGGATTTACTAGAGATAGAAGAATTACACAAGAAAATACAGGATATAGTAATAATAACTATGATAACGATCCAGTATCGTCATTAAGTTTTTTCTTAGCCCCAACAATATCTAGAGACTTATCTTCAGCATCGTTTATAAATAAAAATAAAGATGAGTGTAAGGAAGAATTAGCTACATTTTACAAAATGAAAGTTGATTTAGATAATACGAATTTCGGTAACGTATCATCTCAATTTGTTTTAATAGATATAACATGTGATCCTCAAAATAATGAAATAAAATTTTATGCTGACGGTTCACTAGTCGTTACATCAGCACTCTCAGATGTTTTTGGCGTAAGTCCAGGACAACCGATACAAGTACCTACATTTAAAAAAGAAAATAGTTTTGAATACTCAGAAACAACCGTTGATGGACCAACAACACTAAAACAGGGTCCAAAATTAGATAATTTTTATACACCATGGATTATTGGTGGCGGTTACACTGACGGTATGTATAAGTATGGTAACTTTTTAGGTGGAGACAGATCAGGGGTGGTTAGTGGTCTTCGTGGACATATTGGTAGTTTAAAATTTTATTCAAAGCCTCTAAATAGTAGTGAGGTAGATAAAAACTATAAAGCTCAAAAAGGCTTCTTTAAAACTATTAGAATATAATGGCTGCTAATTCTACAGTAACTATTTTTGGAAAAATTCCACCAAAATATATAAACCAAGTACCAAATAATTCTAGAAATTATGTTTATGGTTTAAATTATCCTTTAGGAAAAAATAAAAAAGTTGGAGGTTTTTTTTCAAAAGAAGTAGGAATTAATTTAATAAAAGGGGCCGTAAAACAATTACTACAAACTGAACGAGGCGAGCGTTTAATGCTTCCTAATTTTGGTTGTAACTTAAGAAAATTTTTATTTCAACCCTTAGACTCTTATTTGTTTGAGCAAATAAAAGAAGAAATAAAATACTCTTTTTACAATTACATTGTAGGAGCACAGTTAATAAAAATAGGAGTATTTCCTACAGAAGAACCGGGGCCAGCAGGAGGTAATTCTTTGTTAGTTGTTTTGAGTTTGAAGTTAGATTCTGATGAGCTAAGTATATTTGATGTAGAGGTAAAAATATCATGAGTTTTTCTGGAGGAGTAGAATCAGATTTTATGAAACTAGTTACGTTTCCTGATTTTAAAAAACCAAATTTAATTAATTTTGCTGGAACTGATTTCTTATCTTTTAGGAACTCTCTTATCAATTATGCAAAAGCCGTATATCCTGGTGAATATGAGTATTTTGTAGAATCAGATTTAGGAATGATGTTTTTAGAATTAGCTGCCTATGTAGGATCAGTAGTTTCTTTAAAAGCAGATATGTTGGCGAACGAGAATTTTTTAGCTACAGCAAGACAACGATCTAGTGTTAAAAAATTATTAGAACTTATAGGTGTTAGACTTCGTGGGCCTATATCTTCAGTTGCTCAAGCTAAACTAGATTTTAATAATGACCCTGGATATGTAGGTACATTTGGTCCCACTGGATCCCCACCATTTTCAGAACAAACAGTTATAATTCCAGCACAATCAAGAATAATAGAAACAATATCCGCTGAGGATGGCGGTTCTTTAAATTTTACTTTATATAAGGTTATAGATGGGTTGATAGAACCTTTATCAAATAGCCAAGGAAATTTAGAATTAATTCCAAAAACAGAAGGTTTGGGAACAAACAAAGCTATTTTTGAAAATCTTGTTATTCAAGAAGGTTCTTTAGTAAAAGAGTCTGGGGATTTTGCCGCAACAGAAGGTTTAAAAAGTATAGAACTTCAACAGTTTCCTGTAGCGGAACAGAGTGTGCAAGTGTTTATAACTGATTCAGAGCTT